CAGCGCGCTCGGCCTGGTGGTCCGGCGGCTGCCGCAGCCTCTGCCGGGAACGGGCGCCATTGCCGAGTATGCCGAACTGGGCAACTTCGGGATGCGGGTGATCCTGAGTTATCAGCCGAACACCCTGGCGCAGCAGTTCACGGTGGACGTGCTGTACGGAGTCGGTGTGCTGCAAAACGTGTTCGGGGTGCAGGTGTACAGCTAGAGTATTGCGGCGCCGATCGGGGAGTAAAAGCCCGCAAGGGCGAGATGGGGACATAGAAATGGGGACAGGCGAGAAGCTTCGCAATCGCGAAACTCGAGCCAGTCCCCATTTTGCATTTCGATGGAGGCGCACATGGACTTGAAAGTGTATTACCAGAAGATACAGCAGGTGGAAGCGGGACTTCCAGGAGCGCACGTCGTGGTGATGAGCCGGGAGACTCCGGACGGCGGACGCGCGGGCGTGGCCAACGAGGTGACGAGGGCCGTTGCCGCGAAGCTGATCGTGGAAGGCAGTGCGCGGCTGGCTACACCGGAAGAGGCCAAAGCTTTCCGCGAGGGGATCGCCGCAGCGAAGCGGGCGATGGAGCAGCAAGCGGCGGCAAACCGGGTGCAGGTCAGGGTGATCTCCGACGCGGACCTGCGAGCGCTGCAAGGCAGCGCGAAAAAATCATAGCCGGAGCGGACGCGCAGGGAGGCCACAGATGGCGCTGTTCACGGACGGATCGATATCCACGATTGGGGACCTGGCGGGCTACGAATCCTCGATTCTGGAGGTTGCGAAGACGGAGCGGATCGATCTCAGCAGGAAGCTGAAACTGGCGGAAGAGGAGATCCGTGTGGATCTCCAGGCGTTCCTTTCGCGGCAAGACGACACAGGGGAGTTCGATCCGCTTCTCAACCTGACGGCAGTTACCCCTTGGTGGCGGATCGACCAGATCGTCGTTACCGAACCGTTGCATAAATGGCACACGTTTCGAGCGCTCAGCCTCACTTACCGCGACGCGTACAACCGGCAGATGAACGACCGGTTTCAAGGCAAGTGGACCGAGTATGACGCGCTGGCCGGCTGGGCGTCCGGAGCGCTATTCGAAACGGGCGTGGGGATGGTCAGCGATCCGGTGCCACGGGCGGCCCAGCCGCAAATCACGACGGCAGCCGGAACACTTGCAGCGGCGACGTATTTTGCAAGCGTCACCTGGATCGGACATACCGGGGCAGAGGGCGCGCCGAGCGAACTCGTGTCCATCACAGTTCCCGCAAACAACAAGCTGATCGTGACGGCGGTTAATCCTCCGGCTGGAGTGATTGGTTGGAATGTGTACGCGAGTTATTCGGCCGCGGACTTGACCCTGCAAAACGGCACGCCTGTAGAGGCGAGCCAGCCATGGATCGAACCGGCAACAGGACTAATGAAAGGAAAGGCCGTAGGGGACGGCCAACATCCGGAGACGTTCCTACAGCAGTCGGAACGAAGGCTGATCCTCAGGGGGTAGAATATGCCGGCAATCGGGGCCCTGGCGACACAGATGGCAGTCACCATCCTAAGCGGGAGTACGGGACTACCGTTCGCGATCTCGAGTTTGAACGAGCAGGAAGGCGTGGAGTTACCGACGATCGGAGCCCCGCAGGTGCTGGCGCAGAACGTTGCGCCGGACATAGCGGAGCGGACGGCGGGGGTCACTTATCCCGCGGTGTACGTCTACTGCGACGGCATGGCGAACCAGCTCAAAGAGAAGTTCCGCACGTTTTCGGGCACGGCGAAGATGACGATCGAGATCCGGGTCTCGCACGACGGGATCCATGCCCTGGGCAGGGACCTGGAGTTCTATAGCTCGGCCGCAGCCGAGGTGCTGGACTCGAACCGCGGCGATTGGGGCAATGGCATGTTCTACGCCGGGGGTTATGACGTAGAGTTCGGACCGGTAAAGCGCGGCGGAACAAATTTCCTGCAGGTGGCCAAGATCAACTTTCAACTGGATGTCAGCTACTGAGCGGGGAGCCGGCGAATGGAAGGCCCGCGCAGGCTCAAGGCGCCCTCCATCAGGCTGCGCAAAGGATCGTTACTTATGGCGAGTGGATATGTGTCGTCGAATAATAACCGGCTCTATGTGGCGAGCGAGGCAAACTACGGACAGGTTCCGGTCATTCAAAGCTCGAACCGGATACCGGCAGTGAAGTTCGCTCCGCGGCAGCAGCTCAATAATCCGGCACGGAAAGACAAGACAGGCACGCGGACGTATCTGGGGACTCCGTCGGGACTGCGGAAGCAGACGACGTTCGATCTCAGTACGTACATGACCGGATGGGCAACTCAAAACGGCGAGCCGGCTTACGGACCCCTGTTTCAGGCGGGGTTGGGCGCGGCTCCGATGCCGTTCGCGGGAGGGACGTCGGCCGGAAATGCGAATCCAATGCTCGTGACCTTTGCGGCCGCGCACCAGCTTTCCCCGGGGCAGGCGGTGACGTTTGGAGACGAGATCCGGTTCGTGACGGCGGTGGTGGACACGCTGACCGTGGGACTGAATGCTCCGTTCACTGTGAACCCGAGCGTGGGCTCGCCAATCGGCACGACGGTGACTTACCAGCCGGGGAGCGATCTCGGCAGCGTGAGCGTGTTCGACTACTGGGACCCGGCGACCGCGGTGCAGCGAATTCTGAGCGGCGGGGCGGTGGACAAGATCCAGATCAAAATAAACGGCGACTACCAGGAGTTCGACTTCAGCGGCACTGGGCAGGACTTGATCGACAGCACCAGCTTCTCGGCCGGCGACGGCGAACTGACGCAGTTTCCGGCAGAGCCGGCCCTGGCGCAGTTCGACTATACGATCATCCCAGGCAACCTGGGCGAGGCGTGGCTGGATAATACTCCGGATCAGTTCTACACGGTGACGTCGGCAACGGTTTCGGTGCAGAACGGCATCCAGACCCGCTCGAACGAATTCGGCTCCGACATGCCGCTGTGCATAGCTCCAGGAATGCGAACGGTGACCGTGGACGTGACGCTTTTCGAATTGAACGACGCCGCCACACAGAGCTTGTACCAAGCGGCGAAGCAGATCTCCCCGGTAGCGGTGATGTTTCAGCTTGGACAGCAGCAAGGGCAACTGTTCGGAGTCTATCTGAAGAGCGTCGTTCCGCAGTTGCCGCAGTTCGACGACAGCGAGACGCGGTTGCAGTGGAAGTTCGCGACGTGCCGCGCGCAAGGGAGCGGGGACGACGAGATATATATTGCGTTCGGGTAGAGCGGGCCGGAGAGACGCCGAGGACACATGGAATACGAGAGCGAACGGACAGTTGAATCGAAGACTGTGCCAGGGGTGCGGTTCACGATTGCGCGCATGTCGTTTGGGCGGCGCATCGAGCTGACACGGCGGATCTGGGAACTGGCGGGCCGGACAGAGTATCTCCAGGCGGGCAACGACGCTCGGGAAAAGTTAGAGGCCGCGCTGTTGGCCGGAGAGGTCGACCGGACATATTTGAGCTGGGGATTAACAAGGATCGAAGGGCTGGCAATCGACGGCCAGCCGGCGACAGCCGAGGCTCTCATTGCCAGCGGCCCCGAGGAGTTGTTTCGTGAAGCGGTCGCGGCGATCAAAGCAGAGTGCGGACTGAGTGAAGAAGAACGAAAAAACTGAGGGTCGCCTTCCATTTTCAGTTTTCCAATCCAGCCGGGTGGAGGTGCGACGAATGCAGGAAAAGCGGACTGGAAATGAAGCGACGGTGTGGCCGGACGCCGGCGGCGCAGGCCACGCCGGCCCGAGTGGTGTGGGCGCGCAAGGGCGTGGCGACGAAGGTCTGCCCGAGATCCTACATATCGGGCGAGAGCATGGCCTGGCTGGAGGAGTTCGAAACATGGAGACGCATCGGGTTTCCGGACCTTCAGACGATGACCGCGCGGCAGGCGCATGCAATCGTGATCCTGCAGCAGGAGTTTTGCTCGGAGGCACAGCGTGGCGAACAATAGCAACGGTTTAAACCAGACGATCGCACAACTGACGAGCGCGCCCGGCTCGAGCAATACGGACGCAGCGAGCCAGATATCGGCCATAACCGAGCAACTGACCCAACTCACGACGGTGAGCCAGATACAAGCGGATGCGGTGACGCAAAACACGGACGCGGTGATCGACAACACCGCGACGCGCACCACGACATCGACATCGAGCGGAACGTCCGCGGGCGACACAGTTGCGAGCATCGCAACCTCGATACTAGGGGGCGGATTGGGGCTGATTCCGCTGATCTCGGGGCTGGTGGGGCTATTTGGCGGCGGATCGGCGAGTACCCCGGCGCCGTTGGCCACGTATACGGCGCCGAACTCCATAAGCTTCGAAGGGCAAGAGTCCCCGTCGGCGAACACCACCAGTTGGACGGCGAGCCAGGGATCGCAAGGCGGCACGCCGACGGCGGCGAGCACGCCCCAGATCACAGTTCAGGTCAACGCGCTGGACAGCCAGTCTTTCATGGACCACAGCCAGGACATTGCGCGCGCGGTGCGCAGCGCGATGCTGAGCGCCAATTCGCTCAACGATGTCGTGAGCGACCTATGAGCGCGTTTCCGTTGTTGAAGACAGGCGCGGTCGCGCAGTATCCGGTAGGGCGAAACCTGACCTACGCGACCGACGTATTCAACTTCCTCGACGGAAGCCAGCAGAAGTGCCCGCAACTCGGCGCGGCCCTTAAGAGTTGGGTGATTCAGCTAGATTTGTTGGACGATACCGAACTGACCGAGATCAGCGAGTTCTTCCAATCCCAGCAGGGGCGTTTCGGATCGTTCTCGTTTCAGGATCCGTGGGAGGGGACGATCTATCCGAACTGCAGCTTTACCGCGGACGAACTACAACTGCAATTAAAGGGAGAGTCCCAGGGAGGGCTGAAGCTGGTGATTCAGGAGAACAAAGACTGATGCTGTACTTTCCCCAACTGACGCCGGGCACCGCGGTGCAATTCCCATGCACGAAGAAGATTATCCAGCGGACCGTGGTCAACCAAGAGCTCGACGGCGGCACGGTGAAGTTGTTCGACCCAGCCGCATGCCGGGTGGAGTGGGACCTGAAGTTCGCCGGCCTTAGCAGCGATGAATGGGGCGCGATCGAGCAGTTGTTCAACACTTCCGAGGGGCAGCTCGGCAGCTTCTGCTTTCTGGACCCTTTCGGTAATCTTCTGTGCTGGAGCGAAGAGCTGAGCGCGGCGGCGTGGACCAACGGCCCGGCGATCCAGACCTCCTGCGGCGCCGCCGATCCGTTCGGGAACTCGGGGGCGACACAAGTTACTAACTCGGGGGCAAGGGAGCAGAGTTTGTCGCAGACAGTGAGCGTGCCGGGGTCGTTTCAATACTGCCTGAGCGTGTACGCACGAAGCGATGCGGCGTCGAGTGTCAGGCTCTTTGCGACAGCGGGAACAAGCGAAGCGACGCAAACGTATTCGGCCGGGCCGCAATGGAACAGACTGGAGCTTCCGGCCGCGCTGGGCGCCGAGGTGGACAGTGTCACGTTTGGCGCGGCGATTCCCGCCGGGGCGGTAGTGGAGCTCTTCGGGTTTCAGGTGGACGCACAACCGGGAGCGTCGAACTACAAAGCTACGACGACTTATAACGGAGTATTCGCGAACGCCTCGTTTCTGGACGATGAATTGCAGATGACCAGCAATGCACTGGGAGAGTTTTCGGCGACGTTGAGGATTGGGGCGGCGAACTGAAAAACCTATGTCCACGATCAATCAAATCAAAGAACAGGCGATCACGGACACGCCGCTTCTGTTATTCGACTGTGAACTCACCTCCGGAGAGATGGAGCACTGGAGCACACACTCGGTCAATGTCGGCGGCCGGAGTTACGATGCGCGGGTGCTGCGGCAGAACCTATTCGAGATGCAATCCGGAGCGGACGAGGGCATCGATGCGATTGCGCAGATATCATTGTGGCTGGCAAACGCGGACTCGTACTGCTCGGAGATTGAGCAAAGCCTCGGGTGGAAGGGCAGCCAGATCACAGTCTCGTTCGTGTTCTACGATCTGACACAAGGGATGGCGACATCGGAAACTGCAGTGCTGTTCACGGGCATCGC